AATTTTTAATGATCAATGATCAATTTTTAATTTTCAATGATTAATGTTTAATTTTTAATCATTAATCATTAATCATTGTGCATTGTTCTTTGTTCATTAATCATTAATCATTGTGCATTGTTCTTTGTTCATTAATCATTGATCATTGATCATTGATCATTGTTCATTAATCATTGATCATTGATATGATTCTCCTCAGTTTGCCTTCGTAGTCGGGGTCGGTGGCATAGCCTGCTTGTGCGATGAAGTGGGCAAAGTCGAGAGGGTCTTCGCGGTGGAGGAGTGCTTGGCGGTAGCGAGGGTTGCGGGTGAGCAGTCGGGCGTGGTGCAGGAAGCTCTCGGCGGGGGAGTCGTAGCGGCGAAACCAGTCCTTGACCACGTGTAGGTATTTGCCATTGGGCAGCGGGGTGATGCTGAGAATCTCGGGGAAGTCGCCCTTACGAGCGGGCTTAGGGAGTATCTCTTGGGTGCGCAACAGCTGCTTGAGGTGGTCAGGGGTGAGTGCGGTGGCCTTGATACCGAAAAACATATTGCCGGGGGTATGGGCGCCCCAGCCTGTCTCCAGCGCCGCTTGGGCAAGACTAAATAGGGCGGAAATACCCGTAAGTCGTTCGCTCTCAAGAGCGTAGGGGAGATATTGTTTCTTAAAAACGGAGGGTGATAGTGGCTGCATGTTGGTGTATTTTTGCAAAAGAAGTAAGAGTTTGTCTGTCAATAATATAGTGTATGTTTCCTTGTACCCATGAGGCACGTAGGGCGCTGATAACCTCTTGGCAGAGTTCTTTCAGGCGGTAGCGTGGCGATACATATTGAGCGCCTATCCTCCCCATATATACGTAATGGTCAGGGACATAGAGGAGAATCTGTGCCTGTCCACTGGGAGGGGGTAGCTTCTCACTCGGGGGTTGTCCCTTGGGGCGAAGGTAGCGGCAGGCAAGACACTGGATGACTATATCCTCCTTCTGTGAGTCATTAGGACGGTCATTGCCTAAGTAAATGCCCCCGCTGAGTCCAAGACGCTTCCTCACCTCAGGGGTGGAAAGAAGCTGGTAAAGGTGGGTTTCTATTTCGAAAGTCACGAGAACAATGATTAATGATTAATGAACAATGATTAATGAACAATGATTAATGAACAATGATTAATGATTAATGATTAATGAACAATGAATAATGAATAATGAATAATGAATAATGAATAATGATTAATGAACAATGAATAATGATTAATAATTGAAGATTGATCATTGAAGATTGATCATTGAAGATTGATCATTGAAGATTGATCATTGAACATTGATCATTGATCATTATAGAAAGATTCTATTATGCAGTTGTCCTTGGTCGTATTTCTGTACGATGGAGCAGCTACGGGGGGCGTTGCCTTCGGGGTCGTTGGTAATAAGGATAAGGGAGCCCTCGGGGATGTGTGGGGCATCGCGGGGGAGGTACACCACATAGGCGAAGCGGCGGAAGGAGGCATTGGCGGTCTGTACATGATGGTAGAGGCTATTGGCCAGAGGTACTTCCTGCCCCTTGCTATTGGCCTCCTGCAAGCAGCGACAGGCAAAGGAGCGCGAGAGGGTACTCGCCGTCCATGTGCCATCCGCCCGCTGCTGGGAGAGCGATGGAGTAAGAAGAAAAAGATAATGAGGGTAAAGCATTTTTGAACAGAGAACAGAGAACAGAGAACAGAGAACAGAGAGCAGTGAACGGTGAACAGAGAACGGTGAACAGAGAACGGTGAACAACTGATCACTGACAACTGATCACTGTTCACTGACCTCACCATATCTGTGATTGATCGTTGAGTTTAGGGGCGTGGGAGGGGAAGAGGATGTTGCGCTCGCCCAGCTCATAGCATAGGGCGGTGTAGTACTCCTTGAGGGCTTCTAAGTTCCAGCTTTGGGAATAGGCACCTTCGCTTTTCTTCAGGGAGGCGGGTGCCAGTATCAAGGAGAAGAATTGGTAGATGGCTCTGTCGCAGCGGGCTATCTCCACGGGGGCTTGTGGAGATAGCTGCGCTTTGAGCAGAAGCAGCTCGAGGGTTTCCTTCTCTATCCCTAAGGGCGAGAGGGTACGGCTCAGGTATAGAGCATTGGTCATTAGTTCTTGTTCCATGAGGTGCTGTTGGTTTGCATAAGGATGGAGCGAGTGGCGAGGTTCCAGGCAGGGAAGAGGTTGGCGATGCCCTCGGTGACCTCGCGCACAGGGGATTCTTCGGAATACTTCTTGATGAGGGTATGCCCATGGAGTACTTTTAGGGCGTGGGAGGAAGTCATCTTCATGTCGATAGGGGCTTTCCAGTAGGTGTTGCCCAAGACCTTGCTTTCGGAGAAGAGAATCACGTCGTCCTCGAAGGGGTTGGCCGTCCTTGTCTCTCCACTGATGGATTGCAAGGAGATCTCTTGGTCGATGACGATGATCTGCAAACCGCGATAAGTCTCGGCATGCTTGGCAAGGTAGGTGTTGACGGTACTCAGGTCAGGAGCATCGGCAAGGGGAGCATTCGCATAGGGAGCACAGCGCTTGCCTACTTCCTCTTGTGAGGCAAACTTGAGGAAGGTATCCACGTTCATAAAGGCATATTTGTAAGAGACCCCATGGAGCTGTTGTCCTAAGCGCAAGGCCTTGATGAAGTCCTTGGAGAGGGGTTTTCCGGTGGTATTATTGTTGTAAGAGGCCTCTACTCCTATTTTCTGAGCGGCAGGGATTTGGTAATCCAAGTCGTACTGACTTACCACAGAAGCGTTGTTCTCGGTCGTCAGCGAGAAGCGTCCTAAGGAAATCTGTTGGAGCGCCATCCATTCGGCACGAGCAGCGATACCATGCCAGCAGGCCTTGGTGTCATCAGCCCAGAACTCGATAAGGGAGAGCATATCGGGATTGGCGCCACAGGCAGCTACCATTAGGTCGTACTCAGTGAGTTCGTCTTCATTCTTCTCGCGAGCGATGGAGAGCTTAGGGATATCCCCAGAGAGCTTAGAGAGTCCTTTGCGGTTTTTTTTAGGAATAGAAGCGCCACGAGCGATGATATCTCCGGCTACTTTCAGCCCTGCTTGCCCCTGAAGCATACGCCACGAGAGGGTAGAAGCCTCTCGCAAAGGAAAAAGAGTAGGATAATAATATTGTTCGAGATTGTAGGAGCCTACAACCGCTTGCAAATCGGTCTGGTTAAGACCTGTCATAAGTGATGCATTCATTTTTTTAATAATTAGAGAATAATGATTAATGATTAACGATTAACGATTAACGATTAATGAACAATGATTAATGATTAATGAACAATGAATAATGATTAATAATTAACAATTAACAATTGAACATTGATCATTATAAAAAGATAACTCCTTTGAGGGCGTCTTTGATGGTTTTAGGCATAGGGGGCATGAGGGCTTCACTCACTACGCAACTCACCCAAGCGGCACAGAAAAGGTCGTCGCGCATAGGCACCAACGAGGTGTAAGAGGCCAAGGCTACGGGGGTCACCTTGGGGAGGAGGTCATTGCCCTTGGACTGGAATAGCGGTGTTTCCTTAGGGAGTTCCACTGCTAGAGCCGTCTCAAGAGTCACGAGGTCATACTCAGGGTTTTGCTTATTGACTGTTTTGATTTTCTGCCCCTTAGCGGTATCCGCAGCGATATAGTCCCCAGGGAGGAAGTGATGTCCCTTGGCAATCTTTATCTCAGTGGCAGAGGCGCTTGTCAGGGTAGTAGAGGTTCGGGCTGTTTTCACCACGGCATAGCGCCCGAGGGAGTCCTTGCCGATAGGCGTTCCTGCGATCAGTTTAGCGCCCCCTAAGACCTCTGTTGTAATGGTTACCCCACCTGAGAGGTCGGCCAGGGTGTGCATAAAAAGACCCGGGGAGGGGTAGGATTCGGTAATGTGTAATTTCATAGGTCGTTGTTGGTAAAAGAGTTATACTTGTTTTCCTTTGAATTGTTGCTGCGCGTTGGCTTGGAGTTGGATAAAAGAGACCACCGCAGGAGAGACATTCTGCAGCGGTGTCTCCTTGGTGTAAAAAGGTGGGTGTTGTAATGCCAAGCTTCTGTTGGCGAGGGTTTGATTTGCCTGTTGTACGTCATTTTTCTTTTGTTGTAGATATTGTTCGAAATCGGCAGGGGTAGCAAAGTGCATTAGGGGGAAGTCGCTCAGACTCTGCATGCGGAAATTGCTATCTTGGCACTGAGCGAGTACCTCCTGAAGGCGGTTGTGTTGTAGCTGTTGTTTTTGTTGTGTCTCGAATAGGCTTAGGCGCTGTTCGAAAGCCAGTACAGCCTTGCGTACACTCTCCTCGATGCGCTTGTCCAAGGAGTCCGCCGCACTTGGGGTATCCCCTGCTACAGAAGGGGGGGTGCCTGTCGGGGTGGGGGTTGTTGCCGCAAGATAGTCCGCCACTTGCTCTGCGGTGAGCTTATTGACCAAGGCTTGTCCTTGGTGAGCATCAGGCTGTTGGGCAGCCAAGGAAGCAGCCAAGGTCTCCAAGCGAGCGGCATCCATTGCTGAAAATTTCTCTGTCAAGAGCGATAAAAATTCTTCTTTGTTCATGGTTTTAGGATTATGGGGTATTAGGGTTTGGTAGACTAACGCCTAAGACCTGTTTTAAATTCGATGCAAAAATACAACATTTTTGATGTACAAGTCAAGAAGAATCGTTGTGAGAAATGAGAATAGAAGTGGGAGGGGAGAGGTTAGTGAAAAGTGAAGAGTGAAGAGTGAAAAGTGAGCAGAGGTCAGTGAACAGGGGTCAGTGAACAGAGGTTATTAATCATTGATCATTGATATTGGCATGAGGTTTTTTGCGTGTGTCGTAGGGGCGATTTGCAAATCGCCCTATGCTGTTGCGTGCGTTTTTGCCTCGAATCGCTTACATTTCAAATTCACCCATGTGGAAGGGCTAATTGCAATTAGCCCCTACGCGTGTGTTATCCGAACGTTGGCAAATATCATGTAAATACGTGTAAATATGTATGTAAGTACACAAAAAAAAGCATCATGGGCATGGTATGGATTTGTTTGCGTGTGTTTTTTCCCCATGTTGACGGGTGAGTAGTGAGCTTTGTTTTCAGACTCTAAAAATTGTTAAAATAAATACAGTTAACAAAATAAAGTCAATAAACAGTGAAAAAATTTTTATATTTTCCCTGTAAATCAGAAAAAATAAATGTAATAAATATGAAAAAGTTGTTTTTTGCAGGGTTGCTTACTGCAATAGTAGGGGGGAGTGTAGTGGCGGCGTCACTTCCCTTCCAAGCGATACTCAAGGGGGGTATACAGTAGTGCTACAAGTGGATCATAACTATACCCTACAGGCGAGTGCTTCAGGTTACAAGAGCTCCGAGCCTGTCACCTTCCGTGCCAATACCAACGACCCCGAACGTGTTCCTATGAAAGTGCAAGACTTTAGGCTCAGTGAGCGGTAAAAAATAAAAGAGAGCTTGCGCCCTCTTTTACCAATTCTAACCACAAAATCTAATATATGAAAAACATTTTATCTTTTTTGTTTCTTTGACGGTGCAAAGGTAGGGTGGTTTTCTTCTTTGATCAATAGGTTTTTATTATTTTTTTCTATACCACTATCGATTTTTTCTATTTAACTTCCTCTGCTCACTGCTCACTGTTCACTGACTCCTGTTCACTGACTCCTGCTCACCGCTCACTGCCCTCTGCTCACTGTTCACTGACCTCTTATATGTTAAATCTCTTGTTTTTGGCTTCAAAATGTTGTAATTTTGCAACGTTTTTAATGTCGATTAGTAGTCTGTTACTCATTGATCATTACTCATTGATCATTAATCGTTAGTCATTGAACATTGATTATTATGAAGGATTCATTTGTATTTTATCGTGATTGGCTCAACGTAATGGAGCAATTACCCGCAGAGATTCAGCTCGAACTGTACCAAGCAGTAGCCCAGTATGCCCTCAATGGCAAAACGCCTACGCTCTCGCCCATGGCGAAAGTCGCCTTCGGGTTTATACGACAAACCCTTGATAGAGATGAAGATAAATATCATAAAACAGTCGTATCAAGTAAAGTGAGTGGGCGCATGGGAAATCTTAAGAGATGGCATAAAGATCTTTATCAGAAAGTGCTCGAAGGAACTCTTTCTTTAGAAGATGCTGAGAATATCGCCCAAGCGATGAAAAAATCGCCCCTCGATAAGAAAAATCGCCCCCCGAAAAATTTATCGCTTAATGATAATGATAATGTCAATGATAATGATCTTTCTTTTTTAGAAAAAAAGAAACAAAAAAGCGCGAGTGTAAAAAAAAGTGGCATTGAAGAAATTGATTTTCAAGAGCTTTCGGTAGAGACGCTTAAGGAAGAAAAAGAAAAAAATTCCGCGCAAAAAGAAAAAGAAAAATCCTCAGTCAAGGCATTTACCCCTCCCTCTCCTGCAGAAGTGGCGGCCTATTGTAGGGAGCGCGGCAATGATATCTCCCCTGAGAGCTTCTGTAGCTTCTATGCCTCCAAGGGCTGGCGCGTGGGGAATCAGCCTATGAAGGACTGGCGCGCTGCTATACGACACTGGGAAACACGGCGCGCTCATGAGAACAAACAGCAATCTTTCCCCAAAAACAAACAATCTCAACCCTTAGTTATCGATGAAAATGGAAACATCTTGTCCGCAGAGACTAACAACAATACCACACAAGCCAACACTTATGTGGCAGGAAGACAAACCGCAGCTTCTCTTAGCGCAAATCTCCAAGGTTGGTAATGGGCTTTCTTCCGTGGGCTTTGTCGAGAAGCTCAGAGACTTTGCTCCTTTGCGAGAACAGCCCGAGCCGATAGCCCGTATGGCTATTGGACTGATTGTCACTCAGCATGCGGCTTTGATAGGTATCAAGGGCACTATTGATGCCATGAACAAGGAGGATATCTCCAACCTTATCTGTAGCCGCTTTGCTCACTTGGCTTTGGAGGAGCTCCACAAGGCATTCCAGCTCGAGCGCTATGGGGAACTGGGGGAAGCTACGGCGCACTACAACCTGATCAATGCACCCTATATAGCTCAGGTACTCACCAAGTATGTCTCTTGGCTTAGGAAAACACGCCAAAACCATCCTCACCTCTCCCTCGAGAGGACTCCCCGAGAGGTGACACCCCCTGCACCTCCCTCCCCAGAACGCATAGAAGTACTCGCCCAGCAGATGCAGCAGCAGTACTTACAAACCGGACAAATGCCCTTGTTCTGCTCTTGGCTCTTCGATGCCATGCGGCAGGTGGGCATGCTCCCTGATTTCTCCCCAGAGGAAAAAAAACTCCTACAGGCTCGCTACCAGAAGGAACGACTCGAACTCTCTAAAGAGAACAGACCCAGATACAACCCCTCCGCCTCCCTCTATGAGGAAATCGCCCTGAAAAAAGAAATCGCCTTGAAATACTTTTTTGAGCAGAGGGCAGTGAACAGTGAGCGGTGAACAGTGAGCAGTGAACAGAGGTCAGTGAACAGAGGTCAGTGAGCAGTGAACAGTGAGCAGAGGTCAGTGAACAGTGAGCGGTGAACAGTGAGCGGTGAACAGTAAGCGGTAAACAGTGAACAGTAAGCGGTAAACAGAGATCATTGACCATTGCTCATTAATCATTATTCATTGACCATTGATCATTAATCATTGCTCATTAACAATTAACAATTAACAATTAACAATTAAAAAAATGCTTTATATTACCATTCCAGAAGAATCGATAGAGGAATCCTATCGAGAAGTTTTTGTACATTTGTATACCACCGTTCAGGCCTTGGGAGGTAGCATCCGCTATACCTTTGAGAAGGCAAAGAGTCCTTCGCAAGAGAGGGAAAGGAACTGGTCATCTTCGTGTGAGTCAGCGAGTTGTCCCACGGGGCTGAGCCATGAGCGTCTTGGGCAAATCCTCACGAGGGTCTGCCGGCTGACGGGTTGTTTGGTGCAAGAGATATGTTCGACCAGTCGAGTGCCTAAGCACCTATATGCGCGCTTGTTCTTGGTGCACTTAGCCTGCCAAGAGGGCGCCACCATCTCCCAGCTCTGCCTGCTGCTGGGGCGCGCTCCATCGACCATCTACCGCCTGCGTAAGCAATACGACCAAGAAGTCCTCTATAATCCAGCTTTTAGAAAGATAGTGAACAGTGAGCAGAGGTCAGAGATCAGTGAGCAGAGATCAGTGAGCAGTGAGCAGAGGTCAGTGAACAGAGATCAGTGAGCAGTGAGCAGAGGTCAGTGAACAGTGAGCGGTAAGCAGTGAGCAGTGAACAGTGAGCAGAGGTCAGTGAGCAGAGATCAGTGAGCAGTGAACAGTGAACAGTGAGCAGAGGTCAGTGAGCAGAGATCAGTGAGCAGTGAGCAGAGGTCAGTGAACAGAGGTCAGTGAACAGTGAGCAGAGGTCAGTGAGCAGTGAGCAGAGGTCAGTGAACAGTGAGCAGAGGTCAGTGAACAGTGAACAGTGAGCAGAGAGCAGTGAACAGTGAGCGGTAAGCAGTGAGCAGTGAGCAGTGAGCAGTGAACAGTGAACAGTGAGCAGAGGTCATTGATCATTAACAATTAACAATTAATCATTAATCATTGATCATTAATTGCCCTTGGAAAAAAACTCAAAAAAAGTTTTTTATTATAAAAATAAATTTGTA